AGAATTAAGCAAAATAAAAAGCGTATTCGACTGGGAAAAATATCCGTCAGACTTTAAAGAAAAGTGGTACGATTATATTGATCAAGAATTTAATTATAGAGATGAAGGTTTTTGGTTTTATAGCAATGGTAAACCTGCTTATATAACAGGTACACATTATATGTATTTGCAATGGACGAAGATTGACGTAGGTCATCCTGATTTTAGAGAGTCAAACAGATTGTTCTTTATATTTTGGGAAGCTTGTAAAGCGGATAAAAGAAGTTACGGTATGTGTTATTTAAAAAATAGACGTTCTGGGTTTTCATTTATGTCATCTGCAGAAACAACGCACCAAGCAACAATGTCTAGTGACGCTCGTTTTGGTATACTATCAAAGTCAGGATCAGATGCTAAAAAAATGTTTACGGATAAGGTTGTGCCGATTTCTATAAACTATCCGTTTTTCTTCAAACCCATACAAGACGGTATGGACAGACCGAAAACTGAGTTAGCATATAGGATACCAGCAAGTAAGTTAACTAGAAAAAAGTTAGACTCTAATGAACAACTAGAAGAACTTGTAGGATTAGATACCACAATTGATTGGAAAAACACAGGGGATAACAGTTATGACGGTGAGAAATTAAAACTACTAGTACACGATGAAAGTGGAAAGTGGGAAAAGCCAGATAATATTTTAAATAACTGGCGAGTTACTAAAACCTGTTTAAGGTTAGGTAGCAAAGTAATTGGGAAGTGTATGATGGGATCAACATCAAACGCTTTAGACAAAGGAGGGGCTAATTTTAAAAAACTATATGAAAGCTCAGATGTTCAAAAAAGAAACCGCAACGGACAAACTGGCTCAGGATTATATTCTTTGTTCATACCTATGGAATGGAACTACGAAGGATACATTGATGCTTACGGACTACCTGTATTCGACACTCCGAAAAAACCTATTAAAGGAATTGATGGAGAACTAATAGATTTAGGTGTTATTGAACACTGGGAAAATGAAGTTGAAGGATTAAAAGACGATCAAGACGGTTTAAATGAATTTTATCGTCAATTTCCTAGAACCGAGAAACACGCGTTTAGGGATGAAGCGAAAGAGTCTTTGTTTAATTTGTCTAAAATATACGAGCAAATTGACTATAACGAAGACCTAAGAAATACAGCTGTTGTTACAACCGGTAGCTTTTCTTGGGAAAACGGGGTTAAAGATACAAGGGTTATATTTAGCCCAAATAAAAACGGTAGGTTTAGAATATCTTGGGTTCCACCTAATAATCTTCAAAACCAAGTGATAATAAAGAATGGAGTTAAATACCCAGGCAATGAACACATGGGAGCGTTTGGGTGTGACAGTTACGATATATCAGGTACGGTTGATGGCAAAGGCTCTAACGGAGCGTTGCACGGTTTAACCAAGTTTAGTATGGAAGACGCGCCACCTAATTGTTTTTTCTTAGAATATATATCAAGACCTCAAACGGCAGAGATATTCTTTGAAGATGTTTTAATGGCTTGCGTGTTTTACGGTATGCCTATATTGGCTGAAAATAACAAGCCTAGGTTATTGTATCATTTTAAAAGAAGAGGCTACAGAGGCTTTTCTATGAATAGACCAGATAAGGTTTGGAACAAGCTTTCTGTTACAGAAAAAGAAATTGGAGGAATACCAAACTCTAGCCAAGATATAAAACAAGCTCACGCTTCCGCGATTGAATCTTATATAGAAAATTACGTAGGCTTCACAGGAGAAAGCTATGGTAATATGTACATGCAAAGAACCTTGGAAGACTGGGCTAAATTTAACATAAATAACAGAACTAAACACGATGCTTCTATTAGCTCAGGTTTAGCGGTAATGGCTTGTAACAAGAATAGGTACAAACCTGTATACACAAAACAAAAAACAAAACTAAACCTAGGTATTGCTAGATATTCAAATACCGGTGCAACATCAAAAATAATAAAGTAGTATGGCTGAAGCAATTGTAAAAAACTTTTTTCCTAGTCAAGTCGTCGCCGACGCAGAAAAAGCGTCTGAAGAGTACGGTTTAAAGGTAGCTAAGGCTATTGAGCAGGAATGGTTTAACTATGGAACTACGAACACTAGGTTCGCTAGTAATCAAAGAAGTTTCCACACTAGAAGGCTTTACGCTAGAGGTGAACAACCTGTACAAAAATATAAAGACGAGTTGTCAATTAATGGCGATTTGTCTTACTTAAACTTAGACTGGACTCCGGTTCCTATTGTTTCTAAGTTCGTAGATATTGTAGCTAACGGTATATCAGAAAGATCTTTTAATATTAGAGCTTACTCGCAAGACCCATACGGAATGAGCAAGCGTACTAAGTACATGGAATCTATATTGCGAGATATGAATACTAGAGAGCTTAGTGATTTTTCTGCTGAAAATTTTGGTATAGATCTTTATGAAAACGACAAAGAAACTTTACCTGATTCTCAAGAAGAACTAGATTTACATATGCAGCTATCCTATAAACAAGCTGTAGAAATAGCAGAAGAGCAGGCTATTAAAGTTTTAATGGCTGGTAATAAATACGACTTAATAAAGAAAAGAGTAAACCAGGACTTAACCATATTAGGGATGGGTTGTGTTAAAAATACATTTAACCAATCTGAAGGTGTAAAAGTAGAATACGTAGATCCTGCTGATATAGTTTATTCTTATACAGATTCACCTTATTTTGAAGATGTATACTACGTAGGATAAGTAAAAACAGTTCCTATCAACGAACTTGCTAAAGAATTTCCGACTTTAACTAATGAAGAGCTAAAAGAAATAATTGCTAAAAGCTCTAAAAATAATAATAGGTACGGTAATAACATTAATAAGACTAGCAACATAGACAGTAACTCTGTACAAATGCTTTACTTTAATTATAAAACGTATAGCAACGAAGTTTACAAAGTTAAAACAACAGCTTCAGGAGCTAAAAAAGCAATTGAAAAAACCGATTCTTTCAACCCTCCAAAAGAAAGCGAGGGCGATTTTGAAAAACTTTCAAGATCTATGGAGGTACTTTACGAAGGTGCACTTGTTTTAGGTACTAGCAAATTGCTTAAGTGGGAAATGGCTAAAAATATGATTCGGCCTAAAAGCGATAGCTCTAAAGTTAAAATGAATTATAGTATAGTTGCACCTAGAATGTATAAAGGTAAAATAGAATCTTTAGTCAGCCGTATTATTGGTTTTGCAGATATGATTCAATTAACTCACCTTAAGCTGCAACAAGTTCTTTCTAGAATGATTCCAGACGGAGTTTATTTAGACGCAGACGGTTTAGCTGAAGTAGATTTAGGAAACGGAACAAACTACAATCCTCAAGAAGCGCTGAATATGTTTTTTCAAACAGGTTCTGTTATAGGTAGGTCTTTTACACAAGACGGTGATATGAACCCAGGTAAAGTACCTATTCAAGAAATCGCATCAGGAAACGGAGGAGCAAAGCTAAGTTCTTTAATTCAAACGTACAACTATTACTTGCAAATGATACGGGACGTCACAGGGCTTAACGAAGCAAGAGACGGTAGTACACCTGACCGAAACGCTTTGGTTGGTATACAAAAAATAGCTGCCGCTAACTCTAACACGGCAACGCGTCACATATTGCAATCCAGTTTGCATTTGACTTCAGAAGTAGCTGAAAGTATATCATTAAGAATTTCAGATATATTAGAGTACTCTCCTTCCAAGGATGCTTTTATTCAAAAAATAGGTGGTCACAACGTAGCGGTACTTGAAGAGATATCTAACTTACATTTATACGACTTTGGTATATTTTTAGAACTTGCTCCGGACGATGAAGAAAAAGCTGTTTTAGAAAACAACATTCAACAAGCACTAGCTCAAAAAAGTATTGACTTAGAAGACGCTATAGATCTTAGAGAAATAAGGAACATAAAGCTAGCTAATCAGCTGTTAAAAATTAGAAGAAAAAAGAAAGGAGAAAGAGATCAGGCGATGCAACAGCAAAACATTCAAGCTCAAGCTCAAGCCAACGCGCAAGCTCAGCAAGTGGCTGCTCAGGCGGAGGTACAAAAAAGCCAAGCGCTAGCACAAACAAAAGTTCAAGTTGAACAAAGCAAAGCTCAGTTCGAAATTCAAAAAATGCAGCAAGAAGCAGAAATTAAGAAAGGATTAATGGAAGTAGAGTTCCAGTACAACATGCAGTTAGCTCAAGTACATGCAGGAACTAAAACAAAGATTGACGAGCAGAAAGAAGATAGAAAAGATAAAAGAACAAAAATACAAGCTACTCAACAAAGCGAGCTTATAGAGCAAAGACAAAAACAATCAACACCCAAAAACTTTGAATCAGCCGGAATGGACAATCTAGGAGGATTTGGATTAGAACAGTTTTCACCTAGGTAAAACTATTTATTAATTTATATTATATTATATTATGTCAGAAGTAACAAAAGTAAACATCAGTTCTACTGATGCAGAAAAGCCTAAAGTAAACAATGACGTTTACAAAGTAGATTTAAACGAAATCAACGCAAAAAAAGAAGAAGAAGCAGAAACTCAATCAGAAGTAGCTGAAAAGCCTACAAAAGAACCTGTAGTTTCAGAAGAAAGTACTTCTGTTGTAGAAGAGGTTCTTGAAGAGGTATCAGGATCTGAAGCGGTTGAAGAAAAAAGCGAAGTAGTAGAAAAGGCTCAGCCTGACACTAGACAACTACCTGAAGGCGTAGAAAAACTTGTGTCTTTTATGGAAGAAACAGGGGGCACGCTAGATGACTACGCTAAACTAAACAAGGACTATTCTTCTTTTAGTGACGACCAAACGCTAAGGGAATACTACAAAAAAACTAAACCGCATTTAGATAACGTAGAAATAGAGTTTTTAGTTGAAGACAAGTTCGATTACGACGAAGACATTGACGAAGACATTGACATTAAAAGAAAAAAACTAGCTAAAAAAGAAGCGGTTTCAGACGCTAAAAAACATTTAGAACAAGAAAAAAATAAATACTATCAAGATCTTAAAGCAGGATCTAGATTAACAGAAGAACAAAAGAAAGCTGTTGATTTTTTTGACAGATATAATAAAGAAAGTGAAGAAAACGCAAAAGTAGCGGAAGAACAAGTGTCTAACTTCTTAAACAAAACTACCTCGCTTTTTTCTAATGAATTCAAAGGTTTTGAGTTTAATATTGGAGAAAAAAAATTTAGGTACAATGTTAAAGATGTTAACGGGGTTAAAGATACCCAAAGCGATATTAACAATTTTGTAGGAAAGTTTCTTGACGAAAGCGGTAATATGAATGACGCAAAAGGATATCATAAATCACTGTTCACAGCTATGAATGCGGATGCTATTGCAAACCACTTTTACGAGCAAGGCAAGGCAGATGCTTTAAAAACAAGTATCTCCAAGTCTAAAAACATTAATATGGACGCTAGGAGTAGCTCTCCTGTTTCCGATTTTGATGGCTTGAAAGTAAAAATACTGGGAGCTAATAGTTCTTCAAAACTAAGAATGAAAACAAAAAACTAATTTAAAAAAACATTTAATTATGGCATTTACAGGATTAACAATTGGAGCAGGGCAGCTAACAGCTTCTCCTACTCAATCAGCAACAGGGGCTAACTACCTTGACTTTAACTCAGCTGCAGGAGCTAACTGGGCTCAGCAGTACGTACCAGACCTTATGGAAAAAGAAATCGAAAGATACGGTAACCGTACTCTTAGCGGATTCTTGAAAATGGTAGGGGCAGAAGAGTCTATGTCTTCTGATCAAGTTATTTGGTCAGAGCAAAACAGACTTCACCTATCTTTTTCCGATACAGACGCGGGCTCTGCCACAGGAGCTTGGGGAAGTTCTGGCAACGCGGTGAATATATACACTTTTGGGAGTGGTGTTGTTCACAACTTGCGTAAAAACCAAACAGTTGTATTAAAAGGGTCTTCCGTGACTAAAGCTATCGTAACAGACGTTTCTGGCCAAGTAGTTACATTTGCAGGATACACGTCTGACGCCTTGAACAGCATTGGTAACACTATTAACGGGTTTGTTTATGGTTCTGAATTTAAGAAAGGAACTTCAGGAGCTGAAGGTAGCATTACACCAGGTTTTACTACTTACGCTAACTCTCCTATTATCATTAAAGATCGTTTTGCTGTAGACGGATCAGACGCTTCTCAATTGGGATGGGTTGAAGTTGCAGACGAAAGCGGTACTTCAGGATACTTGTGGTACTTGAAAGCAGAAGGTGAAACTAGATTGCGTTTCGAAGACTACTTAGAAATGAGTGTTGTAGAAGCTCA